GGCTGGCGGGCTGGGTGTTTACGCCGCCGGGGGGCAAGCCGGTGTCGCTGCTGCCCGAGCAGGTGATCCAGTTGAAGTATTGGAACCCGTATGATGACTGGCGGGGCCTGGGGGAGTATGCGCCGGCCGCGGTGGCGGCGGAGTCGGACTGGCTGGCGGGCAAGTTTGGCCGAAACCTGATGGCGAACAATGGCGACCTGGGCGGGATTATCATCGCGAAGGGGGGCGTGCCGACCGATCCGCAGAGGGAGCAGATCATCATGGACTTGAGGGCGAAGCGCCAGGCGCAGTTGCGCGGGGAGTTGCGCTACACGTTCATGACTGGGGACATCGACGTGAAGGACCCGAAGATCACGAGCGTGGACGCGGCGTTCATCGGGCAGCGGCTGGAGAACCGGCATGAGATCGCGCTGGCGTTCGGTGTGCCGCCCTCGATGTTCGACGTGAAGGCGGCGTATAGCGTGGGCAGCGCGAGCGACTATTACCGGATGCTGACGGATACGTGCATCCCCTGCGGCCAAAAGTTGTGCGCGGCGCTGGAGCAGTTGATCGGGCGCATGACGGGCCAGGTGGTGGACGTGGCGCTGGATTGGGACGATCACCCGGTAATGCAGGCGGTGCTAAGGGAGCGATTCGAGACCGTGGACAAGCTCTGGAGCAAGGGGATGCCGATGCGGGACATCTCGGAATATCTGGGCTTGGAGTTACCGCGGTTCGAGGGGGATGACATCGGGTGGCTGCCACTCAATGTGACGCCGATTGAGCAGGCGAGCGAGCCGCCTCCCGAGCCGACGACCGCGCCGGAGTTTGGGGAATTAACCACCGAGAGCACAGAGAGCACAGAGAAACCAGGAGAGGGAACGAAGGAACCGGAGGCGGTCAAAAGCTTGCGCAAGATGCTGGCGGGCCGAGTGGGGAAGGCGCGGCCAGTTAGAGCCGGCACTTCCAACCACAAGTTGTGGGAGCATCACATGCGCCAGCGGAGCGGCACGGTGAAGGCGTATGAAAACAAGGTGGGCCGGGTGGTGGCTGAGTTCCGAGGGAAGGCGTTGAGGCAATTGCTGGCGGCGCATGGCCTGGGGCAAAAGGTGATCAGTAATCAGTATTCAGTGAGCGGTGATCAGGGGGCAGTGGTCGAGAAAGGCCTCACCACCAAAGGGCTGCTGGATATCATTTTCAACGCGAAAGACTTTGGGAAGCAGGTGGTGGCGGCCACTAATCCGGTAACAAAAGCGGCGTTGCAAACGGCCGCCGACCAGGTGCGCGGCGAAATTGGACTGGTGGACCCGTGGGAGTTCCCGCCCGCCAAGGCGCTGGAATATATCGTATCGCGTCAGCAGGCGGTGCAGGGCTGCGGCGATACGGCGCGGAACCAACTCAACACGGCGCTGGAGGAAGGGTTCACAAAGGGTGAGGGGCTCGATGATTTAATGGCCCGCGTAAAGGGGGTCTTCAATTCGCTGGCGAAACATGAGGCACGGCGGATCGCGATGACGGAGACGGGGTGCGCGTTCAATTTCAGCCGGCATGAGTCCATGACGGCAGCGGGCATCCGCTACAAATCGTGGCTGAGCAGCCACGGGCCAACGGTGCGCAAGGCACACGCCGCCGCGGAAGTGGAGTACCAGGCGAACCCGATTCCGATTGACGAGCCGTTCGTGGTGGGCGGCGAGGAACTGATGCACCCCGGGGATGAGGATGGCTCGCCAGAGAACGTGATCAACTGCCAGTGCATCGAACTGGCGGTGAGGGGGCCGGACGAGGAATAGAAACATGAATGCGAAGAAACTAAAACGGGAACTGGGCGGGCGATTCGAGGTCGTACGGAACGGCAAGCAGCTCGAAATATTGACCAAGGATGGTAAGCGGCCGGTGTCGTTCAAGGCGGATGCGAGCTGGAAAGATGCGGGGGAACTGGCGGCCTACGTCAAATCGCGAATGCCGGTGGCGGTCATAAACCGGAGATAAGCACCCGATGAAAGTCACCCTCTATCCGACGGTCAAGCTGCTCGACGAGCAGGCCGGCATCCTGGAGTACATCGCGAGCGACCAGACGATTGACCATACGCGCGAGGTCGTGAAAGCGGACGGCTGGCTGTTCGACTATATGGAGAAGAACGGGCCATTTGTGGATTCGCACCGGACCGGCACGATTGACAACCTGGTGGGGAAGGTGCTGGGGGCGCGGGTGGAGAACAACCAACTGATCGAGACGGTGCAATGGGCCATAGATGTGGAGGCGAACCGGCTGGCGCAGTTGGGCTTCGCGATGACGAAGGCGGGCTACCTCAAGGGGGTGAGCGTGGGATTCAAGCCGGTGATGCTGACGACGCGGCTCGCGCCGGACGATTGGCCGTCCGACGATTGGTGCAACGCGAAGGTGGCCTACGCCGGGACCCGGACGGGCAAGGCGGTGTGGGACGCGCAGGTGAAGGCGCTGGGCCTGGGGCCGGACGCGCCGGTGGACACGATCTACATCCAGCAGCAGCAGCTCGAATTGAGCGCGTGCATTGTGCCGTGCAACCCCAACGCGGTGGCGAAGAGTTTTTTCCAGGCTTACAAGGCCGGCGTCATGACGGACGGGGACCTGGAGATGATTTCCAAGAAGATGGCCGAAAGTGCAACCGCCGATGCGACCGACGATCCCGCGCATGTCGCAAAGGCCCGGGCGCGGGCACGGCTGGCGATCCTCATGGGACAAAGAAACAACACGCGGTCGTAAGACCGCAAGAGAAAGAGATAGAGTGGTATGAAAGAAGAAACCGATACGGGATTTGAAAAGAAGGTGCTCGATGGTCTCGACGCGCAGGACAAGCGGATCGGCGAGATCAAGACGGAGTTCCGGACGCAGACGCAGAAGGTGCTCGACGACCTGGGCCGGGCCGACAAGGAGGTCAAGGGCGCGCTGGAGGACCTGACGAAGGTGAAGAACCAGGTCAACACGTCCTATGAGGAACTGACGGGGCATTACCGGAAGCTGCAGAACGCGGTGCAGTTGAACGCGCGGAGTTCGTTCAAGTCGCCGATTGCGCGGGCGCTGGCGAATGAGGAACTGCGGTTCAGCCTCAACGCGGCCGCACGGTACATCATCGCCGTGAAATCGGGCGAACTGGGGACGCTGGACCCGGCGTATGCCAAGCACGTCCAGGAACACATGGGCAAGCTCAAGGCGCTGACCGGCGTGGATTCGTCGCTGGGGCAGGCGACGGTGCCGACGCAGACGTTCAACGAGATTTTCGACACGCTTTTGGAGTTTGGGGACTGGAACACGCTAGGGGTGATCCGCATCGGGATGCGCACGATGGTGCTGCCTGTGGCGACGGCGCGTCCGCAGTTTTATTGGATCGGGTCGATGACCGGGGGCACGTCCGAGGGTTCGACGATCACGAGCGGGACGTTTGGCGGCGGCCAGGTGCTGCTCATTGTGCAGACGCTGGCGGTATTGATGTACATCGCCCGCGAGCTACTGGCGGACAGCTCGGTGGACCTGGCGCCCTATGTGTTGAAGCAGATGGCGGAATCGGTGGCGTGGGGCATGGACACGGCCGCGTTCATTGGGACGGGCAATGCGGACCAAACGAACGCGGGATATGTGGGCCTATTCAACGCGCCTTTGGCCAACACGAATATGGCGACCGTGGCGACGACGGGGAACACGACGGTGGCGACCACGCAGTTGCAGGATTGGGTGAACGTGCTGTTGACGGTGTCGCCCCAGGTGCTGAGCCGCAAGCCGATGTGGTGGATGCACCCGCAGATGATCGCCAAGGCGTGTTTGATCACGGACAAGAACGGGCGGCCGCTCTTTCAGACTTGGTTGGAGGTGCCGAACCCCGGGTCCATCGGCAGCATCCTCGGCCACCCCGTGCATCCCACGGCCATCGCGCCGGCGACGGACGGCCCGAACCAGCCGATTGCGGCGTTTGGGGAACCGGACGGGATGGCGGTCGGCATCCGTGAGGACCTGGAACTCGCGACCTCGGACGACATCGGTTTCCCGCAGAACTTGCGGGCTTTCCGCACGCTGATGCGGGCGGGGGTCAAGATGAAGACGGTGGCGGCGAGCACGTCGCTCAAGCCATTCGCCGTGTTGCAGACGGCGGCTCAATAGGACGGGTGCCGGCTGAAACACAACCAATAATGCGGCGCTCGCCGCTACAAAAGAAAGAGACGATATGAATCTGACGGAAATGCAAATCAAGGCGCTGCCGCTCGAGGAAACGCAAAAGCTGGTGGCGGAATTGCGGGCGATCCAGCCCGCGGACAGGGCCTACGCCAACGCGAAGGCGGTCATCGAACTGATCACCGGAGACAAGAAGTATAAGGAGCCGGAGATGGTGAAGGTGACGGCGGTCACGAATGTGATCGTGGACGGCCGGGAAGTGCGGGAGGGCCAGACGGTGGAGATTCTGCCGTGGCAGCATCGCGCGCTGGCGCGGTTTTTCGAGCCGCTGGAAATGGCGAAGAAGGGCGCGGCGGTCGCGCTGGCCCTGGCGCTGCTGAGCCTGCTGACGTTCACGGCGTCGGCCCAATACCAGTACACCTCGACGCAGCTTGTGGGGTGGAACTGCACGAACGCCGGTTCGACGACGTTCACCAACTACATCGCGGCAAGCGGCACGAGCAACTACATCGTGGGGATCACGAACACGGTGACCAACGTCATACCGAGCGTGGTGGTCACGAATGGGACGCCGGTGGTGACGTATGTGACCAATACGGTGAATACAGTGAGCTATCCCGGGACGTTGAACCTGACGCACTGGGGCCAGGCGGCGCTGACGATGAGCTGCAACCTGGCGGCCACGCCCTCGACCAACGGGTGGGTGCAGGCGGTGTTCGACGTATCGAACGACGGGTCGAATTGGATTACCAACGGGTTCAACCTGACGGTGACCAACTCGGGAGCCAACTACGTCGGCACCTGGACAAACCTGACCTATTTGGGGGCGATAGGCTACATACGGCTGGACACCTGCTCGAACAACAACACGCAGGCACTGACCAACGTGGTGATCACGCTATCGAAGAAACCGTCGCTGGCGGGGCCGTGAGTTGCGGGCACCAGCATGGCCGGGGGCGGGGCTTTCTCGCCCGCCCCCGGCTTCTTGAGAGCAAATCGACAAAGACAAAGTAAATGAACTGCGGACTCGGAAATCTGGCTTCGTTGCGCCAGCACTTGTTGCCGAACTCGATGCAGGACTCGCGCGACTACGACGCGGTGATAGCGGACATCGGC